TCATTTTGATATGGCATAATAACCATCTTACGGAAATATTCTGAATGCTCTGTAATCTCGTCACCACCGCCTAATTTACCAGCTGTGGCAATACCAAATAACTCAGCAGAAGAAACTCTGTGAGCTGATAGAATTGAACGTGTAATGTCATCATTAAGAGATTGGTAATAGTTGTCATTATCATTACGTGGTATTTGTGTAATTTCTGGGCTAAGTTCTTTGCTTTCATTGAATGAAATAATTGCTTGTCCTGCGTTATCAGTACCACCATATTGTTCTTCCAATGCACGAACCAATATTCTTTGTTCTTCTTCGCCAGGGATACCGTTATTATAATTAATCCATAACGAAGGAACCATACCTTTACGTAGGTTATTCATATGGAAGTTCTTAGTTTCAATATCAATCTCAATAGCACGTTGTCCAGCAGACCAGTCAGGAATTGGATAGTAAGTTAATGAAGGTTGATAGTTTTTGTAATAGTAAATTTGTGATGCGTCACCCTTTTCTTGATTGAAAGCTGGGTATTCTTCTGGTGGAAACTTTCTAACATTTCTCCAATCAGGACAATAATAATAACAATCTATTTCATCATCATCATTCAACTTACCGCTTCTAACTCTTGAAAAATCAATGTGGTAAATCTCAGCAATATTTTCTCTATCTTTTGTCCAAATAACATTAAGAGCAAATCCACCGAAAAGCATATAATCTAATACACATTTCTTCATAACATCTGTTACGTTTTCTCTCGGATTGACTAAGTTGATTGTAGCCATTGGATTATTTAATGATACAATACCATCACCCAAAATTTGATTTACTTTTGAAGTTACCACAGCTTTATGGATTGCGCAGTTGTCATATAGCTCAATGAAGTATTGTGGTAGCAAGTTTGTCTCACCATAAAATACCCACGGAACACGTTGCAAAACTTCTGCATAAACCGGAACCGATGCGGTCTTAAAATTAATACTCTTAAATTGTGCTTTTTTTATCTCACTCATAATTATTCTTGTATGTAGATGTAATTTTCATTTACTTCATTTGGTGATTGATAAGTAGTAAAGAATGGTGTTTCTTGTGTTCCTTCTAAAATAGCAAACCCAGTAAATACCGGATATGTACCATCACCGTAAATGTTTAGATTGTATTGTCCTTCATAATTCAAGTCTTGACCTGGGTCTTGAAGGTTTAACGTTATTGTGCAGTATCTGATATTTTGAAAATATTCAGCAGGATTAGCAGTATCAATTGAATACGTCTTAACTTCTTTTGACATTTCGTGCGTAAATTCTAGCAGATATGTATTGAAGTTAGGTCTTGCGTTATTATTGATGTTTAACGTTAATATGTTTTGTTGTCCTTTTTGGATGTACAGCATAATATGTCTATCTGTATATAAATATAAAAAAATCAAAACTGGTTTTGTATAATGCAAAAAAAGGGACACAAGGCCCCTTCTTTTTACAGATATAGAAATTCGGATTATCCAATCCTACCGATTATCCTTCGATTGTATCACCAGTAAATACTGATGCCAATGTTCCGTTAATAACGCGTGCTGGTTCATGTTCTTGTCCTGTGAATATCCACTCGAAACCATTTCTGTCTCCGAAAGATGTACCAGATGCAGCAGAACCACCTGATAAGTACATACCATTAACTTGACCTAATAAGTATTGAACATCATTTTGGTCAATTGCAACGATTTGTAATTTATCATTTTGTGATAAAACTTTTAATTTATTTCTCTTGTCTTGGCTGTATTTGTACAATATAGCAGTAAGAACTTGTTCAAAATAAATAGTTCCATTCTCAAAATTCTTTTGAACGTTTTGAGCTAATGAACTTGTATTTCTTTTCAATTCTACACCGTATAAAGTTGTACCAGTTGTAGAAGTAGCACCAGTGATTGCACCATTAACGTCGTAAGTAAAACCAGTTACTTCACCACCACCAACGATGTAAATCTTTTTAATACCACCTATACCATCTGAACATCCTAACGCGATTGAACTATCAATATAGCAACTCATAATTTATATGTATTAATTTGTTTCTTGTTTATTTTATAAAGGGGGACTTTCACCCCCTAAGTTTTTTTATTACGATAAACCGTTAGTTGCGAAATACTTAGTAGTACCGAAAGTAGCGATTGTTACACCGTAGTTGTAGTTAGCTCTTAAACGTAACTCATCGAAATCTTTTGAGTACCAGATGCTTAACTTCTCGTGGTCATCCATTAATCCAAAACCTACAACCATATATTCAGCTGGTCCGATTGTTACTTGGTTAGAACCGTTCAAACCGATAGTTGGAACAACTTTAACGTTAGTGTTAGGATGTGTAGCTTCCATCATTGCTGTAATATCAGTTGAACCGATATAATTTTGGAAGAAGTTAGCACGAGTTAATGCTTGTACATATAAACGGAAAGATGCATAGCTCATAAATACGCGTAAGTCTTCACGGCTCATTGCGTTGTCGTCCAATACGTTGATTAATTTATCAACTTCTGTGATAGGGTTACCAGCAGAACCGTAAGCAGCTGATGAACTGAAAGTTGTACCGCTTGAAGATGCAACAGCAGAAGCATAAGTGTTACCAGTTGATTGAGAAATTAACAATTTGAATCCGTTGAAACAAGAACCGCCAGCTGTTGTAGCTTGCCAGATTTGAGTTTCAATTCTTTGTTGGATTTGTTTTACTTTGAGTTCACTTATTTGTTGTTCAAACGGAACGCTTTCTTGTGTAGAACTAGGAGACATTAACAATGATTGATAAGTGTCATATAAATCCTTGTAACATAAAGCTTCATTGTACTTCTCTTGACAAGTTGTAATGTTATGTTGCGTAAATTCAGTTGTACCTGATGGAGACCATCCGCAAGTTCCTGATTGGAAATACGCTGTACTGTTAAGCAAATTAAGTGCCTGGGTTCCGGAAATTCCAAGACGCACATTTACGTATTTTGGAGTTGTTGCACCGATAAGTGCTTTTGATAATAATTCACCACCAACTTGGTCAACGTAACCACCGATAGATGCTACGTCATAAGCGAATTGTTCTTTTGATAAAATTTTCATAATCTTATTTAATTTTTGTTTTATTTGTTATTTTTTCTTAATGACATAATTGTTGCAACTTTTGCATCAATTTCATCTTCTTTATGGTTATTAAACTTTTCAGTTTTTCCATTTGCTATTTTCTTAGCTGCTGGTTCTTTTTTGAAAGCTGCGAATTGGTTTTCTACGCTTTCCATTTTAGTATCTAATGCTGCCATCTTAGCTGAACATTGCTCAATGAAACTTTTTAATAAGTCCATTAATTCAATTTCAACCTTTTTACCTGGCGTAGCTGGTTCATCAACTGCTGGTGGTTGTGCTTCGGTATCTACACCTGATGCAACGTCAGCCATTTCTACGGCTGGTGCTTCTGGTACTTCACCTACTTCTACATCTCCTGCAACTTCTTCAACCTTCACAATAACTCCGTCTTTGGTTTCAATTTTTGTTCCGTCTTCAAGTTCGTGAATTGCATCAGGTGCTGGCACTTCTGCATCACCTGTTACAACCACTACTTTTGCTCCGTCCGCTAATTGGTCACCTTCAACTTTGATTTGTGTTCCATCAGCTAATTTAGCATCAAGAAACTTTTCACTAGCTAAAAATCCAAATTGAACCATCAATCTTTTAATTTCTGCTATCGCTGTTTTTGAATTTGACATAATCTTTTTTCTTTTTATTTATTTGTTCTTATTAGTAAATATGGATTTTTATATATATTCCAAATTATTCTTCAATTTTACTTAATATTTCCGCAACTTGTTGTAAAAACATCTCTTCACGACAGAAGGATGCAACTTCTTCAAAGTAACCTGAAACACTAAATCCGTTTAACATCCCTTCTTTTACCTTAGCCCAAATATCTGGGTTATTAACTTTCATTGATACAAACCATGTTCCTACCGGTAATTCATTATAACCAAACATATTTGATTTATCTTCCGGACTTTCTTTAATCCAGCTTTCAATTACATAAACATCCTTAACAGCTTTACCATCGTGCATTTGGTCATTGTTGTCAATATACTTATTACGCATATACTTTTCAGCAATCATCTTGATGGTATCTGCTGAGAAATATACATAATAAGGATTACCTTTTGCATCCTTTCGGAATATTCTTAAATCAGGTATCATCGCAGGACCTACAACTATTTTCTTTTCTTCATCAAGAGTTTGGAAATTTTGTTTTGACATTTCAGTTTTGTCGACGAATGTACTCGGTTCTACCAATGACTTTGAGATAGTATTACCAGAAACTCCTGGGTCAACATAACCACCAATACCACCAACTTCATAATCAAACTTTTCAGTTTCTACGTTAGGTAAATTCTTATTGATTGCATCTAACTCTTTTGAGTTATTATCGATGTGTTTTTCAATACCTAACTTCTTAATAGTTTCCCACTTTAAGGCTCCGTTTGTAGCGTGAACTTTATCGTGTGGGATACCCAATGCATCTGCCGTCTTATAGACTGCGTCCAATTGGTCAGCCTGGCGTCTTGTGATGATTGAAACATCC